CCTATATCGATCAAGGCGGGCGGTTCGTGCTGACGGAACTAGGCCAGCAGGACGCAGACCAATGGCTCGTGCGTTCGCCTGAAGTGGTTGAAGCCGCAAGGGCCGCGACGCTGGACCTATGTGACGAAACGATCCAGAACTTTCTATCGGCCACCACTGCCGAAATCGAACGGGTTCGTGAGGAAATCGCCGAATCACTGGCCAACGGCGAACGGCCGGGATCTTTGACCGATCGAATAGCCGCCTGGATGCAGCCCGAAGCCCGCTGGCGTGCCCGTCGCATTGCGACCACGGAATCCGCAAGGGCTTTTAACCTGGGCCAAGTCAAGTCGACTGAAGACCTCGACTTCGTGGCCGGATACAAGTGGGTATTAGACGGTGACGCCTGCCCGTTGTGCCATGCAGTTCAACGGCAATGTCCGGTGATCCCCAAGGGCGGCCAGTTTGCCGAAAACGGCAACAATTCAACGTATAAGCGGATCACGATGCCTCCGTTACACCCAAATTGTCGGTGTACGCTTGTCGTCGTGTTCGATGATGAAGTTCCGGACGAATGGCCGCAAATGGTGCGACCTGACCCGGTGACAGGCTACATCAAGCCCGATCCGGGTGATTTTGCGACGGCCGAAGCTGGTGGATATGAAGTGGTATCGATCGGAAACGCCTAACCAAGATCAGGGGTGATCTATGTCCGAAGCAATCGTAATCATTGCCACCATCGGCAAGCCATCACTACGCCGGACGGTCGAATCGATCTTGTCCCAATCGTTCCGCGACCTGACGTGCCTTGTCGTATGCGACGGACCACAATTCGCTGACAGAACGAAAACGATCCTTTCGGATTTCGAGGATGACCGGCTTCAACTTGTCGTTCTCCCTCAGAACACCGGGGCGAACGGCTACGTGTGCCATCGGATCTACGGTGCCATGCCGTTGCTCGTGAACGAGCCTTGGATTCTGTATTGCGACGATGATAATTGGCTCGACCCGGAACACGTTCGCAACCTGGTCAATGCCTGTATCGAGAACGACGCCACATGGGCGCATTCGTTCCGGACAATCTACAAAGATGGCAAGTTCCTGTGTCGTGACGAGTGCGAAAGCCTTGGTCAATGGCCGGTCTGGTGCGGCGAACACTATCACATCGACACGAATTGCTTTTGCCTGTCCCGCGACGTGGCCGTCAATATTGCCCCTCGCTGGCACAAAACCCGCCTTATCGATGGCGTGGTTCAACTTTCGGCCGATACGGAAATCTGCGAATACCTGCGAACGGCTCATCCTGATTTCGTGACGGTGCCGGAATTCACGGTCAACTATGAGCTTGGCTCGTGGGAACTGTCGCCTAAGCCGGAATACTTCGAAGACGGCAACGCCAAGATGACGGCCAAATACGGAGCGTCTATGCCGTGGGCCTGATACCAAAACAATTTCACTTTATCTTCGGATTGACGCCTGACTTCGGCGACAAGCCGTTTTCGTTCGTCCATTGGGCTGCGATCCGGTCTGCTCTTACGGTCAATCCGGAATGGAAGGCGTTCGTCTGGACGGCGTACGAGCCGCAGGGCCGATACTGGGAAGCAATTAGGCCGCATGTGGAGGTGCGACCGATCAACCCGCCTGACGATGTGTACGGCAACCCGATCCCGCACGTGGCCCATAAATGCGATTGGCTACGGCTTGTCGTGCTCAAAAACATGGGCGGGGTCTATCTCGATTGCGACACGATCAGCGTCAAGCCGGTCGAATCCGTAATCTCTGATCCTGTCACGATGGTTACGGAATACGCAGACGGGCACCTGATCGGCTTGTGCAATGCGTTTATCGCTGCCGAGCCGAACGCCGATTTCATCATCCAATGGATGGAAAAATTCCGGGGCTTTCGGTCAACCGGGCATGACGAATTCTGGAATGAGTCGCCCGTCAAGTGGCCTCATAAAGTGTGGAAATCCGGGGCGGAATCGACCGCTTTGATGTCGGATTACTTCATGCAACCCGATTGGACGCCGCAAGGCATCCGGGCCATGTTCGAAGAATGCCGCGAATACCCTGACGCGATCGGCCACCACTTATGGGAATCGTTCTCATGGGAACCGTATCTCAGCAAGTACACGCCTGAAAACTACCTTGCCACGGATTGCACGTATTCCCGGATTCTTGACCGCGTTCTAGGCGACGAAATCAAGGCCGCATTCTGAAGAGGATCACAATGGAACTGCATCAAAAAGCGGTTTCGGCGGCCATCGTCGAAACCGACTCCGGGGGCTTTCGTGGCTATGCGTCACGGTTCCTGAACATCGACCGGCAAGGCGATATCGTTTTGCCTGGCGCGTTTGCCAAGGCATTGCCTGAGTTTATGGCCGATGGCGGGCTAGTGCTGGCCGATCATGACAACCGGACGGGTTCGGTTATCGGCACTTTAATCGACGCTCGTGAGGATCAAAACGGCCTGTTGGTCGATGTGCAATTCTCGGCCACGAAAGCCGGTCAGGAAGTGCGTCGGCTGATGACCGAAAAGGCACTTCGGAAGATGTCCATTTCGTTCTACGCCAAGCCTGCAAAACTGACGGAAAAGCAAGTGCATGGGGTGTGGTCGAACTTCGGCTACAAGCCAGACGAACGCCAGAAAATGCTGGCCAAGTCGGGCGCGAAGATGATCGGGGCGGTATCCGAAATCGTTGAAGTTTCCGTCGTTCCAATTCCCGCGAATCCTGAAGCTGACATTTTGGCTGTCAAATCGTTTGACGCCGAACCGCAGACACCGCTGACGGTGGCTCCGCGAATCGACCTTGCCGCACTGGCGCGGCGGGCGAACCTTGCGGATAAAGTTCTAGGCCGCTGACACGCGAGCCATGAAAGGGATAAGCATGTCTACCGAAGTGCTGGCATCAGCGGAAGAACTCCATCAGGAGGAAATTTCCAAAGCTAATGCCGTTATCGAAATCCGGAACGCTCTTGTCGCTGCAACCACGGACGATGAGCGTTACCAAAAGGCCGAAGAGCTTGAAAAGGCCACGGCAGAACTTGAAACCGTAAACCGGCTTCGGCTCATCACGATTTCCAAGGAAAATGCCGAAGCAGCCTTGAAAAAGGCTGGCCAACAGCCGAACCGGCCTTCCCCGGTCCAAACGTCTTCGCTGTCTACCGGCGCATTCGTCAAGGCGAATCGCGGCAATCTGGCCGTGACCGAATCGTACGGTTTGGGCCATGAAGACCTTGACGCCGATGAAGTTCGCGGCACCGCTGATTATCAGCGTGGCTTCCGTGCGTTCGTCAAGGCTCGCGGCAACGTCGAACGGATCAAAGATCGCGCGACTCGCGACATCATCGAGAAATACGGTATCGACCGCGTGGGCGACGATGGCGGGGCGGAAGTCTACATCCCGTTCCGCAAGGATATGACCCTTGGCAGTACGACCAACGGCTCCTTTGCGGCTCCGTACGATCTGCGCCCGGATATCATCACCCAGCGGACGATCACGCCGATCATGTCCCGGCTGGTGCAAAACATCAGCACGGTGACAAGCCCGGTTCGTTACCCTCGGAACCTTGACTCGTCCAACACGCCGCAGGTCGGCACGGCTTACGCGGCCACGAAGGGCGAAGTCCCGAACACGACGCTTTCCGAAAAGAACACCGGCCCGTTCGATCAACTCACGATCGATATCAACACCGGCACAGCATGGACTGACGTGTCCCTTGACCTGTTGGAAGACGTGCCGTTTATGGAATCGTACCTCATTCGTGAGGGCACGAAGGCTTTCGCGGCCGCGTACGATAATGAGACCATCAACGGCGTGACGGCTTCCTCGCAATGCTTGGGCGTGATCTCCTGCACGTCCGTGGGCATCACGAAGACTGGCACGAACAACACGCTGACCGCTCCGAAGGTCGTGGAGTCGTATTACAGCTTCCGCAGCCAGTACTCCACCCGTCTGGCATGGGTCATGGCCCGTCCGACGATGGGGCGGCTTGTGCAGCTTTTGGACGCCAACAACCGGCCTCTCTTCCTGCCGAGCTTCGAAGCTGGCGTGACGATGGGTCAAAACGGCATGATCCTTTCGACGCCGGTGTATTTTAACGACTATGTTCCGGCCTCGACCGGATCGGGCACGCCGAAGTCGATCGTCGTGGGCGATTGGGAAGAGTACATCTTGGCGACTCGTTCCGGGATCTCCGTGTCGATCGACACGACCTCTCTTCGGTATGCCAACAAGGCCCGGATCACGTGGCGATACCGTTTCGGCGGTGCCGTACGTGACTTCCGCGCGTTCAACATCATCCACGAACTGGCCTAAGCCACCTTCGCGGGGCTGCCCGTCGCCGTTCACACCCCTGGCGGCGGCGGGCGGTTTTATCTGAGGCTCATTCATGGCTGAACAATACCTGACCAAATCACAAGCCGCCGTCTATTCCGCCGTCATCGGCGATATGACGGACGCCACGGCGAACGCCTATCTTCAGGCGGCATCGTCGCAAGTCGACTATTACTGCGGCCGCACTTTTGACACGGTTCTCGAAGAACTCCCGCCGGATGTCGGAATGGCCGTGGCATTGTGGGCGGAAGAACTGACGAGCGGCACGACAGCAGGGCAAGAGAAATCGTCCGAACGCATCGGCGATTATGCCGTGTCGTACGAAACGAGCGGGGCGGCGGTCTCCGTGGCTTATCCGTGTCCAATGGTCGTGGCCGCGTTGCTTGGCCCGTATCGGATTATCACGGTCGGATGATCAGGTTTACTTACAACCTGAAATGGAATGGCCCTGTTATCCTGTCGCGAGTCGAACGGGAAGTAAAACGGGCTGTGCGGCAGGGTGCCGAGCGTGTTCGGCGAGCGGCGAAAGATCCGCTGTTGAATAGGTCTGGCAAGGCGGCAACGGCTATTGCGGGGCTTAATCGCGGTAACATTTCAGACCGTTGGAATCGTGGCGTAAGCGGCATGAAGGGGCTGAGCATTATCAACCTCGGCTCAAAGCAAATTGCGTTTGGCGGCATTTACCGATTTAGGGGCAAGGCCAATCCGAGACGAAAGTTTGCCGTAGACCGCGTTTATTGGTACGGCGAACCGCTCCATCGCTGGGTCCAATCGTCCACGCCGGGAACGCCGCCACACAAGCAAACGGGCACACTGCAACGCTCTGTGGCTGTCGAAACGATCAATGACGGTATGCGTGCTAAAGTCGGACCCGGTAACGGCCTCAAGTACGCTCGAATTCAAGAGATTGGCGGCCGCACGCGGTTCGGCACACTTCCGCCACGACCGTACATGAAGCCAGCCCTCGAAATGACGCAATCGGCCATCTTGCAAGATTTCTATAAAGCCGTCGCGAGGGCCACATCATGATATTTCCGCATACGGTCACACTGATTCCATCGGTCAAAACGGAATCACCACTTGGCGGGCTTGGCTATTCGTGGCCGGGGCCTGGCACGTCATACCGGGCGTTTGTCCAAACCCGGTCGGAATCACGTGCCGAAATCCTCAGTACAGCCGGGGCAAGCGAAATGACGGTGATTTACGTCTATGGCGATTGCCCTGCGAAACCGCTCGACCGCATCACGTTCGGATCGACCACGTATGAAATCACAGGCGTGATCCCGGCCCGATCGATCATGGGCGTTCACCATACGAAGATCATGACGCAGCAACTGGAACAAACCGGACGATGAACCTTTCGGCGGTCATAACCTCGATTCGGGCGGCATTCATCGAAGCCGTTCCGACGATTCCCGTCTATCTGCAACTCGCACCGCAAGAGGCGCAAGTGCCCTACGCGGTCATGCGTGTTTCGTCGATCGATCCCGGCGAAGGCGACTTGGCCGAAAAGGATTATTCGGCAACTGTGGCTTTCGCGGTCATCACGTCGTCTGACACCGATTGTCTTGCGTCTCTTGATTCCATTTCCGCCAAGTTCGACCGGGGACGAATCGACGACCTCTATTCGTCGCTCCTGAACGCGGCTTCTTTCGACATCCAATACACGGAGCAAGCTGCCATGTGGGTGGCTGAATCCTCTTTCTCTGTCCGCTGGACTGTGAGGGCCTAAATCATGGCTGTCGGCGATCGCCTTGCATTCTATCTCTGCAACGTCACGTTCACGCCTAGCGGTGGATCCGAAACCGTGCTTGGCGTGGCTTCGATCAACCTTGACGAAAACGTCGCGATGGTCGATGTCACGACCACGGAAGACGACGGATACGCAAACCAAATCGCGGCCCTGTCCACGATTACGGGTTCGATGACCGCCTTTAAAAAAGAAGGTCAGGACTTGCAAGTCAAGGCCCGTCAAAAGGGTCTGCTGAAATGGTATGACCTGAAATCGAACGTCACGGCCGGAAACTCGTCGCTGAACGTGCAGATCGGCACGATCACTCGTGGCCAAGCCACGGTTCAAGGTGCCATCCCGGTCACGATCAACTTCGTTGGTCAGGGCAAGTGGGCCAATAATTCTTGGGGCATCTGATCTTGAAACTGCACAACGAAATCAAAACGGTCGAAATCGGCGGTCATCCTGTACGGGCTGGCCGCCTGACCGTTGCGGCGGCATGCGAGATCGAGTCATTTCTTCAAACGCTCGAAACGCCGCTGCAATTTATCGACGCCAAAATACTTGGCAAAGCGATTCCCGAAGCCGATTGTGCGATGGTGGCGGATATCATCATGCAGCGTTCGCAGGAATGGCCGCCTGATGCGATCGGGGCACTCTGTAGCGTGAAGATGCTACAAAAGGCCGTGTTCGCTCGCGTGTTCATTGGTGCGATAATCCGGGCATACAACCCGCACTATTCGCCCGAAAAGATTGACGAAATCACCAACGCGGCCGTTATGCCATATGACGCCTTGACGCTTCAACCGATTGCGCTGGGAGTCAACACCGACCCAAAAGACGAGGCGGGTCTGGGCGTGGCGAGCAACCCGCCGAACGAATCGAATGGCGCAGGATCATCGCTATCCTGATGTCGGAATTGCATCAGCCATTTTCGGAAATCATGTCGATGCCCGTTCACGCGGTTTTCGACCTCTTGGCCGCACACGCCAAAAATAACG